CGTAGTTCCAGCTGGCGCTCGACCATGTGACGCTGGTGTTGGCGTAGTAGCTCTGCCACCGCTGGTAGGTAACACCAGCAGCGTCGTAGATGCGGAGGTATTGGCTTTGTGCTCTCATCAGGCCATGCCCAGCGCGATACGTGCAGACGGTGTACGCAGCCGGCCGATCACGCCTTCAGCGGTCAGCCGCATAGCGCGCTCCATGTCGGCCACTGTGACATAGCGCTGGCCGTCGAACTCCATCACCGGGCCGGTAGTTACGTTGATCGTAGTGCTACCACCCGTCGATCCGGTAGGTGTCGCTGCAACTGCGGACGCCCCGCGCACTCCAGACAGGTAATTTGACACGAATCCTGCTGCCTTGGATTCGGGCACGATGTACTCGGATTCACCGGCTTCACCGATAAGGCCAAGTGTCGGGCGGCTTACGAAGCCACCTTGAGCGAATCGCTTGACCGGGGTCTTTCCTCTGACTGTCGATGTTGTAGCTTGTCCTCTTAATCCGTTCAGTCGTTCTTGTGCATCAGCTGCTTCTCTGATTTTGGTGGCAGCCACTTCAGCATTGGTGGCTACCCTGATGAAATTGCCTGCAGACTTATCGCTATTGATGGCAATACTACTCGTAGCCTGAGCCATAAACTGCGATGACGAATAAGCGTTTGCCAGGCTTCGGGACACCTCCAGCGCTGAGGCTTGCGTTAAGCCAATCTCACCGCTGACTAGCTTCTGCTCTAGCGCGGTTTGAGCGGTGAGGATCTTTGCATTGTATTGCGCCTCTGCTGTGATTGCCTGATACCTGTTTAACTCTTTATTCGCCGCAACTTGGTCGGCAGTAGAGTCTATGACCGCATTTTGCGCTTGCAGTGCTTCCCCTAGCTTCTGGCGTTTGGCGGTCTCTTCCTCAACGTTCTTTGCTTTCAGGATCTGAAGGAATCCTTCTGCGCGGATCTCATCATATTTAAGCCTGGCAGATTGAAGCTGTAACTCGCCTTTGATCTTCTCCAGTCGAATGTTGTCTAGTGCCTGGCGATACTCGATAACCGCAGCTTGCGCTTGTTGATTAAATATCGCAACTGCAATGTTGAATCGTTGCTGCGCAGTTTTGGCAAGCTGATACTCACGCTCCAGTTGAACCCCTCTGAGATCATTAATTGCTTTTTCTGCCGCAAATCTTGCCGATGTAATAGTGGCGCCCCTCTCAAGAGCTGCAATCTGCGCATCAAGCGAAGTCCGCTGAGCACGCAGATTATTCAGCACGCTATTGGTAGCTGCAATCAGTCCTTTATTCTTTTCGGCTGCTGTCTCGATCTTGGGCGGCATCGAGCTATAGGCATCAACAGTCTGCGCGACTTGATTGCGTGCCTGAGCCTGCTTGGCAGTGAATGCGTCTACTGCATTGTTGGTGACGCCCATCCTTTCTACTAGCTTTGCCGCCTGCTCAGCAAAGAACTTGAAGACCGGATTGTTTGAAAGCTCAAGGAACTTGCGGATAATGAACGCAGTAATAGGCGCCATCACCCTGACTACACCGATGATCCTATTCAGCGCCAGGATGATTGATCCTTGCAAATATCCAAGGATGGTGCTCCATGGGATCGCTGTCCATAGCTTCCTGAACTCATCAATAGCTGGCTTGAGCGCCTTAAGCAACTTGGGGAACACTTGCGATCCAAGGTATCCCCACCATTCGGATAGCTTCTCACCGATGACAGCCAAGCCTTGCGCACCAGCAACAACAACCGGCGCAAACACATTGCCTATCTGGGCTTTTAGTTGATCCGTAACCTGGGCCAGCTTGCCCATGGTGCGCTGCTGTTCTGTCAACTTTGCATTCAAGTCACCTGAGCCCTCTGCTGCAGTTGCCAATGCCCTATAAAGGACATCACTCGTAATCTCGCCCTGCTGGGCCATCTGCTGCAATTCACCACGCGAGCGGCCTGTTGATTGAGCGATCAGATCAAGCAGCTGAGGCATGCGCTCAGAAACACTGACAAACTCATCACCGTTCAATTTGCCTTTGCCTAGGGCCTGGCTGAGCTGGAAGAAAACACCGGCAGCATCGGCGCCGCTGATCCCAGACTGCTTGGCGGCTACATTAAATCCCTCGTAGATCTGGGTAGTCTCTTTGAGGCCAAAGCCAACACCTTTTAGTCGGCCATAGACATCGGCCAATGCTACCGTGGCCTCTGTCTGCGAAATGCCGAACTTGGCCGATGCTCCAGTTGCGGATGCAATCGCAGCGTTGAACTCACCAGTTGATGATGTGAGGTTGCGCAATCTCTGTTCAGCACCGCCGCGCTCAAATGCCGTTGATACGCTCTGGCGCAGCACCTCCATTGTTGTAGCCGCAATGGCAAGCTGCGGGATCATGCCTGCGATAGCGCTGGTAAGACCGCCCACCTTCTGCGTGGCACCCGGCACATTGCCGAAAGTGCCATTCATGGCTTCTACCTTGCGCTTGATCTCGTCAAGGATCGTCTTGGCTTGCTTGCCATCGACATTGATGGCGACATTGGCAACTACAGACATGGCCGACAACCTCGCATGAAGCCAGTCTACCTGCGGCGACTCTTTCTAGCCGCTTCCTCTTGCTCTTGCGTTTCGATCTCAAATAGGGCTGCCCAGATTTGCAGCTCTTCCTTTGTAATGCGCTGGCTTAATTCACTGAGTGTATAGCCCAGCTCACGAGCCAGGCGAAGCATGAGCCTTAGATACAAGTCACGCTTTAACTCAGTGGCTACTTTCCCGCTTCTGCCTCGGTTACATCGTTCTTGTCTGTGATGACAGCCAGCATCATGATCTGCAAGTCTTCATCACGCACTTCATTCTTCAGTTCAGCGATCTCGCCGGGTCTGAACAGCGGCTGACCGGCATCATCTTTTGCCTTCTGAATCAGCAGCTGCAGCGCAAAGGCAATCGCCTCGTCACTTCCGGCGTCCTTCTGAGCCTTCTCCCTCTCGGCCATCGTAAGAGGAGTGCAGTAAAACTCAAGCTCACTGCCATCACTCAGCGTGACGACTTTCTTGATGGGAACCAGGTGAGCAGCTTTCTTGAGCCGATCAAGTGCGCGAGCCATGTGATTACGCTATACGACTGGATTGTAGGCATGGAAAAGCCCCGGCACAAGACCAGGGCTTCTGTGTCTGCGTGATCAGCTCTTGACCAGATCAAACGTAGGTGCGTCGCTCGGGCGGAACGACACCTCGATTGACTGGCCGTCGTCAGGGTTGACCGTGAAGTTGGCAGCCGTCAGGATGACGGGCACCGTGATCGAACGGCTGAGCGCATCGCTGACGCTACCGCCGCTCACCACGCGATCAATGTACAGCTTCATCGTGGCGCCCTCCTGCTCCCGCTGAAGCACATCAGCAACCAAGCGGCTGCCGATGCTGGTGTCTTCGCTGGTGGTGTAGACGGTAGCCGAGCCTGAACCATCGGCAAAGCCGCTGATGTACCGGCGGAATGGCACGGTCTGACCAGCGGCCTGACCGATGGTGGTAACGTCGATCTCTTCGCGGGTCACTTCAAACGACCACTCGCGCACCTCAGCTACTGCCACGAAGCTGTCGTATGCCACCTGAAAGATGTTTGGCGTTACAGCCGTGCCATCATCGGTGATCGCCACGGTAGAGCCACCAAGCGTGGCAGACACCTGCATGGCACCAGTGCTGGCGGTGTAGCTGATGACGTAGTAGGTAGTAGCTGCAGAGATCCCGCCAGGCAGGGTGCCAGAGCCCGCAGCGCCAGTGTTGACGTTGATCACACTGAACTGCACCGGGTCGCCAACCTTAAAGCCAAGGAACGGCAGGACGGTGATCACGTCAGTGGTGGCATTAACGCCAGATTCGGCAAACGTGGCAATGGTGCCAGCTGGTTTGTAATAGAGCGCCCCGGCTGTGCCGGACAGAACGGTGGCAGACATCAGTCAGCGGAAGAACTGCCGTCAGTCTACATACGCTTCAAATGTGATCGTAAGTTGCGTTTGGTAGTACGCTGCAGGTGCTGGTGGCGTGATCTGCGCCGGTCCTGATGCTGCGTCGAAGTGAATATCGCTGACCACTTGCCGGTCAAACAGATCCTTGATGCGCTCGGCAATGGTGAAGTTCGCAGCAGTGCCAGCACCTAGCGGCGTAAACACATTGACCGTCAGCACGCCATTTTGCCGGTTGAAGCCAGTAGACGGCGCCAGCAGCGTGGCATAGGCGTTATCGCCAAACCGTATGAATGCCTGCAGCCATGGTGTGTTGTTCGGCGGCGTAAATGGTACGTTCTGATAGCTGACCGGGTATATCGGTGCGGCAGCCATCTGCGTAGCAATGCGTCCTTCGATGGCAGCGCGGATGTCGTTATAGGTGCTAGTCATGACTCCTTGCCGATGCGTGCTGCCGCTGCCTGCACTCTAGTTTGCACATCCTTAGCGATACCTTGCACCCAGCCTGGCTCGGCTTGCTTGCTTCGATATTGACCGCCCCACGACGGGGGATAGTTACCACCTGCTAATGGCTCAGCATATGGCAGGTTGTTGTGGACGGAGTAGATGTTGCCGACTTTCTCTTTCTGGTAGCCAAGGCGTTTAATGGCAGTTACACCTGGATAGCTGCCAGATGGCGCAATGCCCCCAGGCGCTGCGTTCTCGCCTACCTGCCAGCTGGCGCGGAATCTGCCGGTATCAACCGGACTGGCTTGCTTAAGCAGGCTGTCAGTTTCTAGCACCGCTGCACGCAGCAGCTTTTCCATCTGATCCTCGCAGTACCTACCGATGTCTCGGGCTTGGATCCGGCGTGCCATTAGTCCCTCAGAATCAGCTCATAGGTGATGGCCGTGTTGTCCTGTTCGATGGTGCGTACCTCGATTATCTGCAGGCTGCGATTGCTGATGATGACGCGATCGGCGGTTGTAGGCACTGCTGCCGTGTCTGCTGCGGCAATGATCAACCGCTTATCGCCAGCTTCGATCAGGTCATTTACCTCACGCAGCGCTACATCCTCCAACACGCCGCGCACTGTGGTGTCCGTCGCTGTCTCAGCGGCAGTGCCGGTAGTTGTGTTGTACGCGCCAAGGGTTACGCTGCGGATCGTTGCTACACCGCCGAACTTTGCCATCAGCTTGCTGGCAACCTTCCGTAGCGGACTAGCAAGTGCCATCAGAGCTTGTAGGCGACGCAGTGGCCGTTCTGCAACTTGATGCTGGTAAACACACCGTATAGCGTGGTTGCAGCGTCAAACGTCTGGCCGGACAGTGTACTGCCGTCGTAGTTCTGAGCTGCGATCGCATCAATATGAGTGTTGGTTGTGAAGTGAATCGCGCCCCAGCGGCCTGTTCGTGTCGTGGTGTCACCGATAAAGGTTGCACCGATTGAATAGTCAATGCCAAAGAAGTTAGGCTCGCTCATGGCTAGATCCTGTAGGCGACGACTTTGCCGCTCGCCAGGGTGACGCTAGTAAACACGCCGTCGATGAAATCGCCAGCCATCAGTGGCACCGATGTAAACGCATTGCCAGTTGCGTTCTGGACCGTGGCAGTGCTGATCACGGCATCAGCAACGGCGTAGAGCCTGTAAAACCTACCGGCATGGGCTGCCGTGTCGCTGATGTACTCAAAGCCAATGTTGTAGTCGTCCATGATCAGCTTCGGCGGATTGAAACGTTGCCTGGTCCACTGATTCTAAGCCCTGTCAGGTATCGCTCCATGATCGGCGGCACCTTGTCAGCACCAACGGCGCCATAGCCAAGGTTGGGCGTCACATCAAGGCTGCCGATCTTGACATTCTTGTAGTCTTCCAGTCCGCTCAGGCCAATTCCGTCTGGGTTGTTGTGCAGATACGTTGCCAGCACTACCTGCGCGTATTGAATCTGCGCCGGGATCTCAGTATCTGTGAAGTAGTCCGTCGTGATGCGGAACGGGAACCCTACAGCGTAGGTATTGATGTAGGTATCAGGCTTGCGCACGCCGGTGCGCGGCCACTGCAGCGCCTGCGTATCGGTCGCGCGTGCGCCAAGGAACCGCTCGCGGTCTAGCCGTTGCGTCGCGGTAAAGAGTGCCCGGTTCATCTGGTCAGTGGTAGCCGATGCCCATGCCGTGACATCAGCATCCTGCACGAATCCGTCAATGATCGCCTGCGCTGCTGCCAGCGTCAGGTAGCTGTTTGCGTCGGCCGCGCCTGGCGTGGCCACGATTGTGATTGCCATCGTCAGGCTCCGTTAGATCCAGTGTAGGAGTGGGCTCTGGCATAGAAAGAGAGGCCACCTCCGTAGAGGTAGCCTCGCGGTCACGCAGTCGCCGAAAAGCGAACAGCCCCATCAGACGCGCTTGAGCAGCACGGTCAGGATCACACCAGCCAAGGCGGTGGTGGTGCCTGTCACGTCCAGCGACAGCCGGTTGCCAACTTCAAGGGTGAGGTCAGCAGTGGTGGCAGTCAAGGCAGGAGTCTGCTCGGTGAGAGCAGTGCCTTTGAAGTTGATGGTGGCGCTCAGCAGGTCATCGCCAGCGGTGGCGGCTTCAGTGCCTTGGCAACGACGAACGGTGCCGGTTACGGCGCTGCCATCGCTACCAGCAGTGGCGTGAACTTCACGCACTGCCACCACTTCACACTTAACGGGAGCAGTCCAGAATTGCACGTCGGCAATCGAGGATGCCCCGTAAAAAGTGGCTTCGAGATACTGCTCGGTGCTCAGTTCAAACTGGGAAGGT